CCTGCAGAAGATGTGTATAGTAAACATGATAAGTGGACTGCAGCAGATTACCCTAAAGAATTAAAAAATATAAGAACAATATTCGACTGGCAAACATACCCAGAAGAATTTAAAAAAGATTGGTATGGTTACATTGATAAAGAATTTACTAGAAGGGAAGAGGGCTATTGGTTCCGTAATAAAGGGATTGATACTTATATCACTGGCTCTCATTACAATTACCTGCAGTGGTCCAAGATTGATGTTGGGAAGCCAGACTTTCGAGAAGCAAACAGATTATTCTTCATATTCTGGGAAGCTTGCAAGGCAGATAAAAGATGCTACGGGATCTGTTATCTTAAGAATAGGAGATCCGGGTTTAGCTTCATGTCATCAAGTGAGGCAGTTAATCAAGCTACACTCACTTCCGACGCTAGATTCGGAATATTATCGAAGACTGGTTCTGATGCAAAGAAGATGTTTACCGACAAGGTGGTACCAATCTCATCACACTATCCCTTCTTCTTTAAACCAATACAAGACGGGATGGACCGTCCAAAGACAGAGCTTGCCTACCGTGTCCCAGCATCCAAACTCACAAAGAAATCCATCACCAGTACAACCAACGCCTCCAGGGGGAAAGACCTCGACGGGCTCGATACAACGATAGATTGGAAAAATACAGGGGATAACTCTTATGATGGTGAAAAGTTAAGATTACTTGTTCACGATGAATCTGGTAAATGGGAAAGACCGGATAATATATTAAACAACTGGCGTGTTACAAAAACAACGCTGAGACTAGGAAGTAGGATAATTGGAAAATGTATGATGGGATCTACTTCAAATGCCTTAGATAAAGGTGGGGATAACTTTAAAAAATTATACAATGACTCAGACGTTACAAAAAGAAACCGCAATGGACAGACTAGCAGTGGACTCTATAGTTTGTTCATACCTATGGAATGGAACTACGAGGGATTCATTGATTCTTTTGGATTACCTGTATTCGATACACCCGGAACTCCTATCGAAGGACCCCACGGTGATAAAATCGATGTTGGAATAATAGAACATTGGGAAAATGAAGCAGATGGTTTAAGAAATGATTCAGATGGACTGAATGAATTCTATAGGCAATTCCCTAGAACAGAAGAACATGCTTTCAGGGATGAAACAAAAAATAGTATATTTAATTTACAAAAAATATACGAACAAATAGATTATAACGATAGTACAGTAACATCAGGGGCTGTATCTAAAGGTAATTTCCAATGGGAAAATGGTATTAAAGATTCAAGAGTAATATTTACACCAGATCCAAAGGGAAGATTCAATATATCTTGGGTTCCTAGTTATAATCTTCAAAACCGTGTAATAGTAAAAAATGGGCGTAAGCATCCCGGGAATGAACATATAGGGGCATTTGGTTGTGACTCTTATGATATATCAGGGACAACAGATGGAAGAGGATCAAAAGGAGCGTTACATGGATTAACGGTATTTAGCATGGAAGAGGCACCTATTAATTCATTCTTTTTAGAATATATAGCTCGTCCTCAAACTGCTGAAATGTTTTTTGAAGATGTACTTATGGCATTAGTATTTTATGGAATGCCTATATTAGCAGAAAACAACAAACCAAGATTATTGTATTATTTAAAGAGAAGAGGGTATAGAGGGTATTCTATGAATCGTCCAGATAAAACAATAAGCAAATTATCAACAGCTGAAAAAGAAATAGGAGGCATACCTAATTCATCTGAAGATATGAAACAAATTCACGCTGCAGCAATTGAATCATATATAGATAAATATGTAGGATTACAGGAAAATGGAGATTATGGTAATATATATTTCAATGCAACGTTAAACGATTGGTCTAAATTTAATATAAATAATAGAACAAAACATGATGCCGCAATAAGTTCTGGTCTTGCTATAATGGCATGTAACAGACATTTGTACCAACCAAAACAATTAAAACAAATGAAAGTTTTAGATTTTGGGTTAAAAAAATATAATAACAAAGGAAGTATTTCAAAAATAATAAAATAGATGAATATATTACCAAAAGGTGTATTTCCCAGCCAAGCAGTTTCAAATGCTGAAAAAGCAAGTGAAAAATATGGTTTAGAGATTGCGAAAGCAGTTGAATCAGAATGGTTCAAAAGAGATTCTGGGACAGCTAGGTATTACGCTAATAGAGACAACTTTCACCGTTTAAGATTATACGCTAGAGGTGAACAGTCAATACAGAAATATAAAGACGAATTATCTATTAATGGTGATTTATCATATTTAAACATAGATTGGAAACCAGTTCCTATTATCCCTAAATTTGTAGATATAGTGGTTAATGGTATTGCAGAAAGAACATATGATATAAAAGCATATTCACAAGACCCCACTTCAATACAAAAAAGAACAAAATACGTGGACAGTCTAATGGAAGATATGTTTGCAAAAGAATTAAAAGATTCTGTTAAGGAACTAACAGGTATAGATACATTCAAAACAGATAGAAGTGCATTACCAGAAACAGAAGAGGAAGTGGAATTGCATATGCAATTAGATTATAAAGATTCGGTTGAAATTGCAGAAGAAGAAGCTATAAATAATGTTTTTGATCATAATAAGTATGAATTAATAAAGAAAAGATTAGATTATGATATAGCAGTTATAGGAATGGGGGCTGTTAAAAATGAATATACAACATCAGAGGGTATAAATATAAAATATGTAGACCCAGCTGATTTAGTTTATTCATATACAGAATCACCACATTTTGATGATATATATTATGTTGGTGAAATAAGAAAAGTATCTGTTGTTGATTTAAAGAAACAATACCCTCATTTAACAGATGAGGATATAAGGAGAGATGTAGAAGGACAAGGAACTAATGCTAAGTTATATAATAAGTCTTACGCTGGTAAGGATAGTGAAGATAATTCTCATGCTTATGTATTATATTTTGAATATAAAACATATAAAGATGAAGTTCATAAAATAAAAGAAACTTCAACTGGCGGGAAAAAAGCTATAAAGAAATCCGATAACTTCAATCCTCCTAAAGATCAAAGATCTAGATTTGAAAAAACTTCAAGAAGCATTGAGGTTATATATGAGGGTGCAAAAATTATTGGTACTAGAAAATTATTAAAATGGCAATTAGCTGAAAATATGACAAGACCAAAGTCAGATACAGTTAAAGCTCAGTTTAGTTATAATATTGTAGCTCCAAGAATATATAAAGGTAGAGTTGAATCACTTGTAAGTAGAATGACTACATTTGCAGATATGATTCAATTAACACATTTAAAATTACAGCAAGTATTATCAAGAATGGTGCCAGATGGTGTTTATTTAGATGCAGATGGTATTGCTGAAATAGATTTAGGTAATGGTACAAATTATAACGCACAAGAAGCGTTGAATATGTATTTTCAAACAGGTTCTGTTATTGGTAGATCAATGACGCAAGATGGTGAATTCAACAATGGTAAGGTCCCTGTACAAGAATTACAGTCATCTGGGTCTAACGCTAAAATATCAAGTTTAATTAATTCATATAATTATTATTTACAAATGATGAGGGATGTGACTGGATTAAACGAAGCAAGGGATGGCTCAACACCAGACAAAAACGCTTTAGTAGGGTTACAAAAATTAGCAGCAGCTAATTCGAATACAGCAACAAGGCATATATTACAAGGTGGATTATATCTTACTCTTAAAACAGCAGAAGCTATATCACTAAGAATATCAGATGTACTGGAATTTAGCCCAACACGAAAATCCTTTATACAAGCTATTGGAAAAGCTAATGTAGGAGCTTTAAAAGAAATGAAAAAACTACAACTTCATGACTTTGGTATATTTTTGGAATTAACACCCGATGAAGAAGAAAAACAATTACTTGAAAATAATATACAAATGTCTCTTCAAAAAGAACAAATTAACTTAGAAGACGCAATTGATATTAGAGAAATAAGGAATTTAAAATTAGCTAATCAATTATTAAAGCTAAGAAGAAAGCAAAAATTTGAACAAGATAGATTGATACAGCAAGAAAATATTCAAATGCAAACGCAGTCTAATGCACAAGCTGCACAAGCTGCTGCACAAGCAGATGCTCAAAAACAACAGGCTATAACTCAAAGTAAAGCTGAATTAGCTCAAATACAATCACAGCTTGATACTAAAAAATTAGAAAAAGAAGCAGAAATAAAAATGATGCTAATGCAAAAAGAGTTTGAAATGAATATGCAGCTTAAAGACGCTGATTTAAATGTAATTAAAGATAAAGAGAAGTTTAAAGAAGACAGAAAAGATGAAAGAACAAAAATTCAAGCATCTCAGCAATCAGAATTAATTGATCAAAGAAAAAACAATAAACCACCAAAAAGTTTTGAATCAGCAGGATTTGATAACTTAGGGGGATTTGGCTTAGAGCAGTTTGAGCCTAAATAAAAACTGCAAACCATTTTTATAATATTTTATCATGGAAGAAAACAAAGACGTCGTAGTTGACGAAACACCAACTGCAGCAGAAAAGGAAGAGAAAGTACTTGAAGCAGCAGGACAAGATGCGGGTAAAACCGAAGACGGTATGTATAAAGTTGATTTAAGCAAACCGGTAGAACAAGAACCAGAACCTGTTCAAGAAGAACAAAAAGAAGAGGTTACTGAAGAACAAAAAGAAGAAGTCACTGAAGAAAATCAATTAACTTTAGAAGAAGTAATTGAAGAAGAAACTAAGGAAGAACCCGAAGTGGAAATCAAAGAAGAAGTACAAGACCTACAAAATGAAGTAGAAGAAGCTGTACAAGAATCTCAGGACACAGGAATAGAATTACCAGAAAACATTCAAAAAGTTGTAGACTTTATTAATGAGACTGGTGGAACGTTAGAAGATTATGTAAAAATTAATCAAGATTATTCTAACATAGATAATTCAACTCTCTTATATCAATATTATAATCAAACTAAATCTCATCTTACAAAAGATGAAATAGATTTTTTAATTGATGATAATTTTTCATATGATGAAGAAATTGATGAACCTAAAGATATTAAGCGAAAAAAGCTCGCTTATAAAGAAGAAATTGCAAAAGCCAAAAGCTATTTAGAAGGATTAAAGGATCAATATTACGAAGAAGTCAAGTTGGGTTCTAAGTTAACCGACGATCAACAAAAAGCAGTTGAGTTTTTCAATACTTACAACTCTGAGCAATCAGAACAAGCAAAGTTGCAGGAAAAGCAATCTAGTCATTTTAATAATGAATCTAAAAAAGTTTTCAACGATGATTTCAAAGGTTTTGAATTTGAAGTAGGGGACAAAAAATATAGGTACAATGTTAATGATAAAGAAAAAGTTTTAGATAAACAAGCAAATATATTAAACGTACTTAATAAGTATATTAGTAAAGATAATATGTTACAAGATGCTAAAGGTTATCATAAAGCACTCTTTGTTGCAGACAATGCAGATGCAATTGCAAACCATTTTTACGAACAAGGTAAAGCTGATGCTATAAAACAGTTAAACGCAGATTCAAAAAATATAAATATGGATCCACGTAAAGCTGGCACAGTTGAAGCTGGAGGCGTAAAAGTAAGAGCAATTTCTGGTGATGATAGTTCAAAGTTAAAAATTAAACTTAGAAAATAACTTTAAAAAAATAAATAAAAATGGCAGTAATAACTCCAACGGGCGGTACCAATTTAAGTTCGGTACCAGCTCCAGCAAAACAAACGCTAGCAACAAACTACCTATCATTTACAGGTGGTGCTAATGATTGGGCACAACAATACTTACCAGATTTATACGAAGCAGAAGTTGAAAGATATGGAGACAGATCTATCGCTAGCTTCTTAAGAATGGTAGGTGCTGAAATGCCTATGACTTCTGATCAAATTATTTGGTCTGAGCAAGGTAGACTACACTTAACGTACACAGGTGCATTAAATACAACATCAGGTGTTGTGACTATTGCAGCTTCAGGTACTCACGCAGTAAGAGTAGGACAAACAGTAAAATTAAAAGGTGCTACATCTGGTAAAATTGCTAACGCATACGTGTCAGCAGTTGCAGCAGATAACACTACTTTAACGCTTAAGAGATACGACAAAGCATTATTTAGTACTTCTCCAGCATTTACAAACTCTGAAACAGTAACAATCTTTGTTATCGGTTCTGAATTTGCAAAAGCTACTACAGGTATGACAGGTGCGATAACTCCATCTTTCAAGTCGTTTACAAACAAACCAATCATCTTAAAAGATAAGTATGAGATTTCAGGATCTGATGCTTCTCAAATTGGTTGGGTTGAGGTTACAGGTGAAAACGGACAAACAGGTTACTTATGGTACCTAAAGGCAGAAGGTGATACAAGAACTAGATTCGAAGATTACTTAGAAATGTCTATGGTAGAAGGTGAATTAGCAGTATCAGGTTCTGGTGCAGCTGGTATTACTGGAATAGGTGGTACTGAAGGTTTATTCGCAGCAATCGAAGATAGAGGTCACGTAACTGCAGGTGTTGATGGAAACTCAGCAACTGAAGATTTAGCTGACTTCGATGAAATTCTTAAGAAATTAGATACGCAAGGTGCAATTGAAGAAAACATGTTATTTGTAAACAGAGATGTTGCATTAAACATTGACGACATGCTAGCGGCTCAAAATTCTTATGGTACAGGTGGTACATCTTACGGTGTTTTCTCAAACAGCGAAGATATGGCACTTAATTTAGGTTTCTCTGGTTTCAGAAGAGGTTCTTATGACTTCTACAAAACTGACTGGAAATACTTAAATGATATTACAACAGGTGGTGCATTCACTAACATTAGAGGTGTAGTGGTACCTGCTGGAACATCAACAGTTTACGATCAAACATTAGGTAAGAACATTAAAAGACCATTCCTTCATGTCAGATATAGAGCTTCTGAAGCTGATGACAGAAAGATGAAATCTTGGACTACAGGTTCTGTAGGTGCGACTACTTCTGATCTAGACGCAATGGAGGTACACTATTTATCTGAAAGATGTTTAGTAGTACAAGGTGCTAATAACTTTATGTTATTAAACTAATCCTTATTTAATATGAGAATTACCCTGGCTTCGGCCGGGGATTCTTGTATTTTTATTATTTAATCTTATTATATCATGACAAAAAAAGTTAACACAACCCCAAAATGGGAGATGAAAGATAGAACATACTATCTAGTAAATGGTAAATCACCACTTACATATACAATTAAAAGTAAAGGTATATTTTGGTTTGACGAAGACAAAGGCTTCGAAAGAGAATTAAAGTATACAGTAAACCAAAAAACTTGTTTCGTAGATGAATTTAAAGGCGACGCAAGACTTGGTCATATTGTTTTTGAAGACGGTATATTAAATGTACCAAAAGAAAAACAAAATTTGCAAAAATTGATGTCAATATATCATCCAGATAATGGAACAATATATGCAGAATTTGATGCAGAACAGGAAGCAGAAGACGATTTAGATATACTTGAACTGGAAATAGAAGCTTTAACAATAGCAAAATCAATGGATATTGATCAAGCAGAAGCAGTTATAAGGTCTGAGGTTGGATCTGAGGTATCTAAGATGACTTCTAAGGAAATTAAAAGAGATCTATTGCTATTTGCTAAGAATGACCCAAAATTATTCTTAGAATTAGCTAATGATGATGATATTAATATTAGGAACATGGCTATAAAAGCTAGTGAACTTGGAATATTAAGGTTATCTGATGATCAAAGAACATTTAAATGGGCTAAAACTGACAAAAAAATTATGACAGTTCCATTTGATGAACATCCTTATTCCGCTTTTACAGCTTTCTTGAAAACAGACGAAGGCTTAGAAGTTTATAAATCAATTGAAAAAAGACTAAAATAAAAGTCTCATTATAGTGATAGCCACTGTAATGGTGGCTATTATTATAATAAATAAAAGGATATGGCAGTTAGCATAGATACAGTATACCAAAGGGTATTAGCTATTCTTAATAAAGAAAATCGTGGGTATATAACACCACAAGAATATAATTTGTTTGCGAATCAAGCTCAGCTTGAAATATTCGAACAATACTTTTTTGACTTAAATCAGTATAGTAGATTACCTGGGAATGATACAGAATATTCTGACTTACCAAAGTTAATAAATGAAAAAATTAGTAAATTTAAAAAATCAGCAACACTAACATATTCAACTGATAGATTTAATTTACCAACCGATCTGCATAAAATAGGTACAGTAATATATAATAGTACAACACCTGTTGAAGAAATTGATAATAAAAACTTATTAGAATATCAATTATCAAAACTAACATCACCAACAACTGATAATCCTGTATATGTACAGAGCATTGATAATTCATTAGGGGATTGGAGTATAAAAATATTTCCAACAACTATAACTAGTAATACTTCATGTACATATATAAGAAAACCTATAACAGCTACATGGGGCTACACTAATGTTACAGGTAATGCTTTATATAATCCAGGAACTTCACAAAATTTTGAGCTGCATGCTTCTGAAGAAACAAATTTAGTAATAAAAATATTATTATATGCTGGCGTTAGTATTAAAGATCCTAATATAGCTCAATTAGCAGATGCAAAAGAAACAAAGAAAATAACACAAGAAAAATCATAATAAATGGGACTAATAACACAAACAGCTAAAGAATACTACACGGTAGCAAATAATTTTACCGGTGATGGTTCTAACAAAGATTTTACTGTTACATTTGACCCATTACCGTTAATAGAAAATGATTTTATAGTATACCAAGCAGGAAATGAAATTGATGATGACCAATATACCTATGTTGCTAATACAGGTGTAATAACGTTTGCGACAGCTCCAGCTAATGGAACAGCAATACAGGTTAAATTAAGAAACATAAAACACGGTGCTTATAGATATATTGCTTTGAATGATATTGTAAATAACTTTATGGTGTCATATATTGGAGATGGTAAGATAATAAGTAATGCTAGAAAGTTAGATGTGCTTTTCCATACTAAAAGAGCAATACAAGAATTTAGTTATGATGTGTCAAGAATTGAAAAAATACAAGAAATTGAAGTAGGTACATCACTTACAGTACCTATGCCGCAGGATTACGTAAATTATACACAATTAGCATGGATAGACGGTGATGGATTAGAAAGAATAATATATCCATCAAAAATAACTTCAAGACCATCACAAGCAATACTACAAGATGATGAAGCTGAATATTTATATGATAACAATGAATCATTATTAACAGCTACATCTTTAACTACAGAAAGATTTAAAAATGTACCAACTACAGAATTAAATGATGATTACTTTTATTCAGATAATGACAGAAATGCGATGATGGGTGAAGGTAAAAGATTTGGTATAGATCCAGAAACCACACAAATAAACGGTGTATTTATAATAGATGAAGCAAACGGTCAATTTGGTTTTAGCAGTAACCTAGCAGGAAAAGTTATAACATTAAAGTATGTTTCAGATGGGCTTGGTACTGATAACGAAATGCAAATACATAAATTAGCTGAAGAGGCAATATATAAATACGTAGCTCATGCAATATTATCCGCAAAAGCAAATATTCCAGAATATATAGTAAATAGATTTAGAAGAGAAAGAAGGGCAGCGATGCGTAATGCTAAATTAAGATTATCTAACCTTAAATTAAAAGAGCTTACTCAGGTAATGAGAGGCAAGTCTAAGCAGATTAAACACTAATACATGCCAGAAATAAAAAAGACTTTCCTCCGTGGGAAGATGAATAAAGACCTCGATGAGAGACTTATGCCTGATGGCGAATATAGAGATGCTGTAAACATACAAGTTTCTTCTACAGAGGATAGCGATGTGGGAACAGCGCAAAATATACGTGGTAATAAATTATTAAAGGATTTATCTACCACTACTTTATTTGGTGCTAATGCTAAATGTGTAGGTAAAATAGCTGATGAAGAAAATAACACGTTGTATTGGTTTGTAAAAGGAGCGGCAAAACAAGGTATTATTGAATATAATACAACAACAAATATAACAAAACCACTTGTTATTGATTTAACAGGAGCTATATTAAATTTTCCTGATAATGAAATTACAGGTATAGTTATAATTGATAGAAACTTAGCATGGACAGATAACAATTCAGAACCTAAAATAATAGATATTAATGATTTTGTAACATATAATACATATACAACATTATCTTATTCAGCTACAACGAAAATTGGTAATTCTGATATAACAGAAGCAGATATAACTGTTATAAAGAAAAAACCAATAGCTGCTCCAACTGTTGCTATAACAAAACACACTTCAACTCCTTCTGATAAATCTTTATTTGAAGATAAATTTATAAGATTTGCATATAGATGGAGATTTAAAAATGGTCAATATTCAGTTATTTCACCTTTTACAGACCCTGTGTTTGATCCTGATTTAACCACAGGGAATGCTTATGATTTAGAAGAAGGATATAATAACAGAATGTTAAACTATATATCTAAAATAAGATTAACTGGTTTTGATATAACGCCTTCTAATTTAGATTCTATTGACGTTTTATATAAAGAGTCTAATAATTCTAATATTTATATATATAAAACTATACTAAGTACTTCTTTCGCAACTGCTATCCCGGTAGATATAGAAAAAGAAAGTGTTTATTCTGTAATACCAGAAAAACAATTATTTAGACACTATGATAATGTGCCTTATAAAGCTAAAGCTTTAGAGATTATAGGCAATAGATTAGTGTTTGGTAATTATATAGATGGTATAGATTTAAGTGGATATGAGCCTGATTTTGAACAAGGAAATAGTAAAACTGAATTTGTAACAAGAACCGGTATACCCGTTATAACAGGAACAAACAATACAGATAAGAGAACAATTAAATCTGGTAGATCATATCAGTTGGGTATTGTTTTTGAAGATAAATATGGTAGGCAATCACCTGTAATAAGTAATGATACTGGTTTAATAAAAAGAGCTTTTGCAGGGGCTGCCCCAAAAAAGTTAAATGTAAAAATGGGTGGTAATAAGCCCACGGACAGTTATGATGCATCTGCAAACCCTGATGGAAGAATAACACATTTTAAATTTTATATAAAAGATTCAACTGCGGAGTATTATAATTTTATTGCTGAACAGGTTTATGCTGATACATCAAATACTGAGCATGCTTGGGTTTCTATACCTAGTTATGAAATAAATAAATTAAAAGAAAATAATGAAATAGCTTTAAAGAAAGCTGCAGATGGTGGAGTGGTATCAACTATATCAAAATATAAAATACTTGATATTTCTGAAAGTAAACCTAAAACTATTAGTACCGCTGAAACTGTTAATACTGATGGTAGGTTTTTTATAAAACTTAAAAAAGACGCAAACCTTACAAACGAAACAATAGCGCAAGGTGGTATAGCTTCAAGCTCATTAATAACAGATGGAGATTCTAACTGGGTTGGCGGAGATTCAGGAGGTATATTTTTAGGACAATATAGTGTAGCGGGGGATAACAATATCCATGAAAGATATAGGTTTTATTATAATGACGGTAAAATAGTTGAAGTAGTTGATAACCACGCTTACGGTGTAGATAATGATTTTGAGCAGAGTGGTGGTAATTACACTGTAAACAACCCTTGTAGTTCGTCAGCGGGTAATAATTGGAAAAATTTAAATAAAACAGGGTCTGATAGTTCTGGTACGGTTGCTTCTGTACATGTTAGAAATATGGTGTCTGGTAGTGGGTTTAATGATTACCCTTATGAATTTTACGTTTGCTTAACTAGCCCATCAACACCTAGTAATCCAAATTCTGGAACTGGCCCAGCAATATTTGAAACAGTGCCAGAAGAAAATATATTAGATATATATTATGAAATAAGTGATTCGATAGCAATTGCTAATTATAATACAACCCAAAGTTTAAATTGGTACAATGCTTTCGATTTTGGGGATGGTGTGGAATCAAACAGAATTAAGGATGATTTTAATGAAGATTTCATAAGTACACAAATAAAAGCATCAACTACTATAGATAGTCCTTTTAAGGAAAAAACAAATAAATCAAGTTTAATATATTCTGGATTATATAACTCAAGGAATGATTTTAATAATTTAAATCAGTTTAATACTGGCGAAAAAATAACTAAAGAATTAAATACAGAATATGGTTCAATACAAAAGTTACATTCCAGAAATACTGATTTAGTAGCGTTTTGTGAAGATAAAATATTAAGAATATTAGCAAATAAAGATGCCCTTTATAATGCTGATGGCAATGCTAATTTAGTTTCAACTAACAATGTATTAGGACAAGCAGTTCCTTATGCAGGAGAATATGGTATTTCAAAAGATCCAGAATCTTTCGCTACAGATGGTAATAGAATTTATTTTTCAGATAAATCAAGGAATGCAATATTAAGATTATCCAGAGATGGTTTAACAGTAATATCTAGTAAAGGTATGAAAGCTTATTTTAGATCTTTATTAAATGCTCAAACTTTACCTGTAGTTGGTTCTTTTGATGCGCATTCAGATCAATATATAATATCTCTTGATAATTCTGATGTTGATAAGATAGAAAGTGTTTCATTTAAAGAAGATGTAGACGGTTGGGTTTCAAGATTAGGTTTTGTAATAAAAGCTGGACTTTCTATAAATGGGGAATTCTATAGTTTTAATTCAGGTAATCTATACCAACACCACCACCCAGGAGTAGTGAGAAATTTATTTTATGGTACACAATATAGTTCAGGTATTCAAATAATAATGAATGATGAGCCTTCTACTGTTAAAAACTTTAAAACAATATCCTATGAGGGAAGCCAAGCTAAAGTGGGTACACAAAAAGGATGGCAAGTAGATACGGTTGAAACTGATTTGCAATCTGGAAAAATAATAGAATTTAAAGATAAAGAGGGAAAATGGTTTGCAAACACATCAGGAGTAGATACTACACTTAATAATTTAGATTCAAAAGAATTTTCAATACAAGGTTTAGGTCAGCTGAGTAGTTATGTTGCACCTTATCTACCACCTATAGTTACAACCCAGCCTACATTTAGTAATGTTGGCCAAACTTCTTTAACAGCACAAGCAAGTTTTAAAAATGAATCAGAGTTAACAGTTACTTATAAAGTTTATTTTGGTACTAATTCATCCTACGCTTCTAATACATTAACCGCGATACAAACAAGTACTAATTCTACTTTTACACCATCTTATTCACCAACTGGACTAACTTCAAACACAACTTATTATGTTACCTTTGTAGCAGATACAGGTGAATTTAGTGACGTTTTAACAAATACAGCTAACACAACAACAACTACTAATTGTAGTTTTAGTTTAGCAATAAGCTAATATCATATGGCAACATTTACTTTAACAGGAACATTCGGAGCAGACTTTAGCAATACAGATACTATTTCTCTTGCGGCTAGCGCGGGATCAGTTTCACCAGATACTACTACTAAAAGTGCTTTAGCGGCAGGATTAACTATTACAGCTAATAATAATGTAACTGTAACAGCTACATGTTCTAGTGGTAATTGTAATGGGACTATTCAAACTATTCTTACACCTTTAGCAACTGGTATAGCTTATGATTGTAATACTAAAACATGGGCAACAGCTGCTTTTAATTGTGAAACTGGAGCTGTAACATTAACAGCAGTAGATAATACAACAACAATTTCAAATGTTTCCCCAGCAACTTTAACCACAAATAGTGGGACACAAAATGTTAGTTTTAGTTTTGTTGATAGTAATAATAGTGCGTATAGCAACGCTGGCACAACAATAAATGGATGTACAGTAGCTGTGGATACAAACGTTGCGACATCGGTTTTAATCTCTGGGCCTACTATAGGACAAGCAGGGACAAATATAACTTTAACAGCGTCGGATACCTGCATACCATCAACACCAACATATACTTGGTCAGGTAGTACTATAGATGGACAAACTGGAACAACAAAAACATTTCATGAGGATGCTCCGGGAATATATGTTTATACAGTTTCAGCAACATATAATGGTGTTACATATTCAGATGAACATACAGTAGAGTTTTTAGCTGAACCAGTTGTAGATGTGGTACACGCTGGAGGTGGTAGCGGAGGCGGGACTACTGCTTATAATACAGAAACAGTAACATTAAGGGCTGATACTACGAATATAACGTCGCCAACTTATCAGTGGTATAGAAAAACAACAACACCTACAAATAGCGCGCCAGTAGTTGATCACCCAACAAATAACAATCTTATATCAGGGCAAACAGCACAAGAGTTGCAAAGAACTGAAGCGGCAGGAACTACTGCAACATATTATTATAACTGTAGAGTAAGTGGTAATAATTCTGTAAGCGGAAGTACTATTACACCTGTGTATGATGATAATGATTGGAGCATTGGCTGGAGTGATAGACCTTCTTTCTCTTTTTATAGATTGCCAAGTCAAACGCCAGCTCATAGTGAGGCGTGTACAACTACAGCTAATCAAGTTACTTTATATACAGATAGCTCTGTTTTAAACCAAGTAACAAAATTATATAAAACCGCAGCAGGTAGTGTTAGTGGGTTTCCAGGAACAGGAACATATATTGCGACTTATAGTGGCGTTAAATATTATGCTCAAGTTAACTTAGGAGGCACCCCACAGGAAGCTACAGTGCAAGGTAATTGGCTTCCATGTACTTCTTATAATATTGAAACAACAGGAAATGATGAGGGGACAAATGGGGTTATAACTGCAAATATTACTGAAACAGTAACTTTACAATTTGTAAATCAATCTAATGCAGTAGATTCAGCTATCTCTCAATACAGTTGGACAGCTAGTGGTACTGCGGTTGGTACTAATTCGCAAACATTAAATACAGATTCAACAAGACCAACATTAGGACCAGATGAAGAAGAACTTATAACATATGGGTGTACAGTTACATTTAACGATGGAAGACCCGATGTGTTTAAAAATATTCAAATAAAATGGCAAAACCCAGGCACTTTAAAAGTGCAAGCAGTAAAATGTGGGGGATCTACAGTAAGATATATAAGAATAAGTGGCCAAACATCATTAAATTATTCTAGCGGTGCTAATATATATGAACTTACAGCGATTAGCAGCAGCCAACTTTTAGATGGAAATGGTTGTTATACTATAACTCAATACACAGGAAGTGAGTATAGCGCAACAGCTACAGCTATAGGGCAAAGTGGGTCAATGCAGCCTTTTGCAAATTGTGATCAGTGTAATGGTGTAAGCGCACCTCCTCCTCCAAATGTATATTGGGGATTAAGAGAGTGTGGTACATTAAGTGAAGGATTTAGGACAAATAATACAATATCTGAAGATACTAGTTTAAGTATAAATGAGAGAATAAAAGATGATAACACAGGTTTATATTATTTAGTTATAAATAATACCGCTACAACAGGAGCTGTAGTGAATTATTCTACAACAGGGCTTACTGGTTGTCCAGATATAGCGGAATCTAGATATTATGGTATTGAAAAATGTGATGATGGGGTACTTTATAGAACACAAGCTACAAACGATTCTGTATCATTTAGTTTAAACCAAATTGTTGAAGGTGGGGGTACGACTTTCAGAATATTTGATGTGGATGTAGGGGTAAATGATTATACAGAATTTTCATCAGGAGTTTCAGCTTCTAATTTATCAACTTGTCCGCTGGGGACCTACACATGTAGTACACACTCAGATTGGGTAACTGTTAGTTACAACTCAGGCACTCAAGCTGTATCAGTAGAACCTACAAGAACCACAACAACAGTCCATAGTTTTAGTCCAACAACTATTAGTCCAGGGAGCGGTAATGTTGCAATTACATTTACATTCTCTGATAGTAATTCAGCTTATACGAATGCAAATGCACAAGTTAATTGTTCAAACGCTATTCTTTTAGATACAGGAACTGACGCTATAACTTATTATGCAACGTTTGTTACATGTAACGAACCAACAGGTGCGGTGATTTTTGTTTCTAGTCCAAATCCTATTGATAGCACTATTGTTTTATCAGATCAAAATGAATGTTATTCGTTTTCTAATAATAACTTAGGAAATCCAAATTCTGATTTATCAAATTATACTACATATAATTCAAAATCTACATCAGCTCTTAACTGTTCTGATTGTGCGGATGTTGTTAATCCACCACCGCCACCTGGAACTCCAACTTGTTATTCTATACTAGCAACAGCTCAAACTGTTGATCCAGCTACTGATGCTACAGCAATGGAGAATTTATGTTCAGGAAGACAGAGAACAGTTCATATGAATGGTAACGGTTTAGCATTATCAACACAAATATATTCAGATGATAGCTGTACAACACTAAGGTCAACACCTGGGTATTTTGCAAATAGTAGTCATTACTTCTATTGGAGTGGTGTTTCATTAACACTAATAGATAGTTTAGGATGTAATTAATCCACGTAATAATATAAATATGAGCCAAATAACACTAAACATAGACGTAAAAAGAAACACATCTCTGCAAGTCGGGGATGTTATATACTATTTAGGTACAGACGGCACAACTAAAAAAAGAATAGGGTCTTTAGTTTCTAAAACAAATTCGACTATAGTTTGTGAAATAGACCCATCTCCTGTAGGAGACATATCACAATTAGCTAGCAATAGCTATATATTTTTTGCAAAAGACAATATAATAAATACATCAGGATTGTTGGGATATTTTGCAGAAATAAACTTTTCCAACGATTCAACAGATCATGCGGAATTATTCGCAGTTAACTCAGAAATTTTTATAAGTAGTAATTAAAATGGTAGAATATACAACAATAATAGTAGAAGCAGCAGATACACTGCAGTACGGATTTTTAGCTGGACTAGGAATGAAAATGTTACCTTCTTTAATAGGTGGTGTAGGTAGTTTATTTGGTGGTAAAAAAAGAAAAGATGAATTTGCGGGTGCGAAAAGCGCTTATGATGATGCCAAAAGGTCTTATAAAGATTTTAAGTTTGAGAATTTATATTCAAATTTAGAAAATCCATTTGAGGATTTAAGAGTATCCACTGAGGCAGCTGAATTTCAATCTCAACAAGTGCAGCAAGGTTTAGCACAATCACTTGACGCTTTAAGAGGAGCAGGTGGGGGTACAGGTGCGGCTGCAGTTGCACAAGCAATGGCACAACAACAATCAAAAACACAACAGCAAATAGCAGCTGATATTTCAAAGCAAGAAACAGCTAACGAGAGATTAGCGGCACAAGGACAATTCCAAATGCAATCACAAGAAGCAAAAGCTGGTATGGATATTCAAGGTAAAGAATTTGATAGAGAAAGTACTATATTTGGTATGGAACAACAAAACTACGCAGCAGCGATGGAGCAAAAAGCTAAACAACAAGCGGCTGGGGGAAAAGGAATAGGAGCTTTAATAGGTACTATAGGTGGCGGATTGCTTGGAATGGATGAAAATACAAATTTCATGGGTAGTTTAAAAAATATGTTCACAGGTCCCAGTTAAAATAAAAAATTATGGCAGCAGATAAAGCATTAATAGCAGGCGCGGCAAAAGTCGCAGGCGCAAAAGCAAATTTAGATTACTCGATAACGAAAGCAGCTACTGAGTTGGGTAGTGACATAGAAGAAGTTATTCAGCTTAATCTTAAAAACTTACAAGAAACAGATAAAGCGAATACAGACTTTCAAAACGAGCAATACGCGAGTGTAGCGAGTTCTGTACCAAATACCGATGATTTAAATGATACCCCTTTTTCAGGTGTAGTACAAACCACAGTAGATTCATATGTAAGCCAAGGGAATGCTTTTGCTGCAATTGCTCGTGCTGGTGGGCAAACATTTGATCATAGAGTATTAAATGACCCTATTTTAAAAGGTAAAAGAAAAGATATGGGTACAGCTATAGCGGCAGCTAATCATGAAAATGATTATATTACAGAAAGTAGAAAAAATTATTTAAAAAATTCCAAAGGAAGGCATATTGATCCAACTAGCGGTGATTCTATATTAGCTACTTCTATTTATAATAGTGAATTTGAATGGAAAAAAAATGAAGAAACCGGGAAATATGTATATATAGTAAACAGCAAAGAGTATTCTATAGCAGATGCAAGGGCGGCAATGGATAAGGTTAGCTCGCCTGATATTTCAAAAAGTATTTTTACTAGTGCCCAAAATAATACAAAAAATGCTTTTAAAGGTGCGACTAACAACGCACAAGCAGAACAAACAATAAAAGACTTTAAAAGAAATCTAGACCCAATAATTGAAGTAAGTGGAGATGTTAATCAAGATAATTTAAGAAATGCTGAAATGTTTTATATAGGGCAAAACCCAGGGGTTTCAGTGGGAGCGTTAAGAAAACACAAGAATTTTATTACAAATGAGAAGTATGATGAAAAAAAATACGCTGAGTTTCTATCAAGGGAGATAGACAACTTTCTTAATAATCAAAAAAATCAACATTACACACCACCTGAAGTAGTAGAAGAAGATGTGCCAGAAGGAGATACTCCACATTTTATTGCCCAAGTAGCTATGCTTGATAAAATAACAAGCAAATTCAATAAGTACCGAGTGGGTGAAAAACCTGGAATAGATTATTACTTATCACAAGAATTTCAAGAAATGTTACCAGAAGCGTTCTCATATTTTAAACATAAAGGTAAAGTACAAATTCAAGCTAAAGGAGGAGCTAAAACAGAACACACAATAGACCCTTCAATGAGTTTGGAATACAATATGAATATGTTAAAACCTATGTTATTATCTAAGAAAAAATAATTATGAAATACCAATTTAATTTAGGTAACGACGAACTTGTTACTATAGAAAAAAACGAATTACAAGAATTCACCGCTAATAATCCCAATGCAAAATTTGATGATTTTGTTAATGAAGATGATGCGGGAAATACAGACCCTTCACCGGAGAAAAAGGATGCACCTGTGGAGGAAAACAAAATAGCATCCGATACGGAATCCACATCGGTAGATGGTTCTTCGGGTTCCATAGAAAATCAAACTGAAAATAACTGTCCAGATGGACAAGTAAAAGGAGCTGATGGGGAATGTTATGACCCAAAAGCAGAGAATACAAATGAAATTGCTGAATTTAATCCAGATAAACTTAATTATTTACCTAAGGACGAAATAATAAAAATTGCTAAACCAAAAGCTAATGCTGCTTTATATAAAAATTACCACGATGCAGTAGAAGTAAACGATGAAGAGATTAAGGAAATGTGGTATAGGAAATATTTTGGATTAGATGAAATAGATAAAAGAAGGAACCAAGATCTAGTAAAAATAGTATCAATGCCTTCTCATAGTTCTGGCTATGGTGCACAACCTGTTACTGAAGCTTTACCTTATAGCTCACAAGAAGTTAGAAATTTAATACCTCTTAGTAAAATAGAAGATTATGATAAATGGCTAAAAGGAGAATTGAAAATTTCCCCGTTAGACATGTTCGCAACAGAGAAACTGTTAAAAGAGGACAAAGCAGATGACTTTTTTAAAAAATTATCTCCAAAAGAAAGAGCAAATCTTGAAAATATATTATCTGATAAAAACTTACAAATAGATAGTTTAAAAGAAGTTTTAGATATAAAATCAAATGAGGTTGACGAATTAGTTAAACAATCAGAGAAAGAGTTGGGACCTATTGAAAACCGAATGGTGGAGATAAACAATAGATTAGAAAGAATTTATGATATTTATTCTGGAAGTATAGTAACTCCCCCTTCTGACGAAACAGTTAAAGAATTTAATACTTTAAAGACAGAATACGAAATGTTAGCTTCTCAAAGACGAGAAATAATAGGAAATTATACCACTGAATTTGAGGGCTATAATAAAACTTTAGAGGACTACCGAATAAACGCTGCTGATTATACTGGTAATATAGCTGGTTTAGAAAGCGCTAAGAAAAATTACAATATATTATCTCAATTTGGACATCAATTAGACAAACAGGTTATAGCCTCTGGGTATACGCTGCTTGGTAAGTTTGGACCAGAAATTGAAAAAAATAGTTTTAATTATAATTTAAAGGCAAGTGAAGAAATAGAAAATTTCCCGAGGAGATTGAAAGTAGAAGAAGTAAAAGATGCTAATACATTTGGTAGATTTGTCGTTGAAACTTTAACAGACCATGGTTTGTCAATGGTCGCTGCAATGATCCCGTATTTTGGTAAAATTTTAAAAGGCGGTAAGTATTTAAATACTGCTAGGTGGACTAGTTTAGGTCTCTTTGGGGTTTCATCTGGTGGAGCTCAAATGTTTGATATGGAAAAAAGAGATTTTGATATATCTGAAAGACTAAAACAAATTGATACAGCTTTAGATAAAGAGGGTATTAGTAGAGAGGAATATTCGCAGTTGACCCTAGAAAAAAACGAACTAGAAAATATTATTCCGTATACTGAATTTCAAAAAATTATTTTACCAGTTTTTAAGGCTGGATCAGAAATACTTACTGAAAGACTAGGTTCAATGCGTTTTGTTGAAAGTTTAGCTGGTATGGGTAAAGTGTTGGATGCAATGGATGTTGAGAAAGCAATATGGCATGCTTTAAAACAAATACCAACAGGTGTAGTTATTGAAGAGGGTGAAGAGATAGTTAACTTAGCGCTTGGAAACATAGCTGAGAATTTGGTTTTAAGAGAGGGGCAAGGGCACCCTTTAAAAAGTGTGTTTGATGGGGTTACCCCTGATATGTTAGCGAAAACTGCTGTAACCGCATTGGTTATAGGTGGCCCGGGACACTATAATAACATTAAAGGTATTGTTAAAAGGCAGTTGATGACCAATGCTGAAAGAAAAAAATTAAATGATAAAGCTGAAGAGTATATTCAATTGATGGAGGACCATGAAAATAAAAATATAGATAGAAAGGAATTTAATGAAAAAAGAAGGGAGCTATTAAAAGATATGGATTTAGATCAAATGGTTAGTTTAAATAAACTTAATCACCTTTCAATTGATGACTTAAAAGAATTAGGGCTGATAAATTTAGAAATTTCAAACTTATTAAAAAGAACAGCAACGGGAGCTGGTAATACAAGAACATCATCTGAATATAGAGACAGACAATTTGATAAAAATAAAGAGGAGTATGAAAGACTTATTGAAAGAAGAGAAGCTCTTTTAGGTAAAGCTTATAATCCTGAAGGTAAAGAATTTACCCCTGATCAAGCTTTTATATATGGTCTATATCAAATGTCAATAGATATAGCAGAATCTAAAGTACCAAAAAATGGGCAATTGATTGTTCTTGATGAAAAAAGTAGAGAAGAAGCAATTGAAAAAATGCTACAAAATGCTAAAGAAGGCGGTCCTAAGGTGCCCAAATGGGTGCTTGATGGGATTAGGACAAATAATGCTTTCCAATTTAATAATAATATTTATGTAAATCACGATTTAATTTTAGCGAGCATATTAAGTGCTAGAAGTAATAAAGATATGAATGCATTATTTGCAGCTGTTTCCCCGGTCCATGAATTATTCCATATAAAAATTGGGGCTGATAAAATAATCATAAACAATAAACTACAAGGAGATTTAAAATATGCAGCAAGAGGTTTAAAGACTACACTAAGGGAAAAATATGAAAGCGGTAGAATAACAAATAAAGAAGCTTATGATGCCATATTAGCAAGATTGGATTCTTATAGTAAAAGAAAAGGAAAAGGTGGGAAACTAGATATAGAGGAATATTTTACAACAATATTTGATGCGTATACTTTGGGCTTGATTACTGATTCTGATATTGATTTAGATTATGCTATGAAAACTATTGTTGAAAAAGCTTTATCAATAATGCACCCGAATTCAAATATATTTGGAAGAATAAATACTACTAGAGATGCTTTCAATTATATAAAATCTTTTAATAAACAAGCTTTAACATCTAAAGCAAATATTTTAGGGAAAGAAGAAGATGATAAACAAGAGATTAAATTTTCCGAAAATATATTAGGTTTATATGATCAATATGGTAAAGATCATGTAGCTATGATAGAGGAGGGTAGTAAACTAAATAAAGACGGTGAGTTTGTTGAAGATATAACTAAATCAGAATTTGGTCAATCTATTGGGGGGTTAGTGCAAAAAATAACAAAAGACTTATTTGACCCAACCCTTCCTGATAATACAAAAGTTATTGATCCTATTAGATCTAAAGCTAGGGCGATATTTCAAACTGAAGTTACACAAGACGCGGCTATGATGATTTTAAACGAGTATAAGCCAGAATTAGGTTCTATTGGTCAATTTACCACTTCAAGACTTTATAAAAGAGTACAAAATAAATTAAGGAAAATGGGTGTTATGCCTTCTGAAGATGAGGGGGGATTAGGTATGGCTACTGAAGCAACTGACGCTACGTTAAAAGATCAAAAACAAACTGAGCAGCAAGAGGATAAAATTACCGACCCTAAGGATGAAATTAAATTAAAAAGGCTAGATACTAGAATAAGTTTTAAAAGAAAAAAACCTAAAAAAGTTAAAGATGAAGACGGAAATGAAAAAACAATACTAGTAGATGAGTTTACTCCGATGAATGAAATTGAAATACCCGGTGAAACTGTTACTGAAATAATTGATGGAAAAAAGATAACAAGGCCTAAAACTCTTTCTGATAAAGTATTAGAAGCTGTAATTAAAACTTTTCAAACTACGTTGCCTAAAGTAAATGAAAAGGAGTTTAGAGCAAAATTCGATCAAGCAAACCAAGCTGAAATAATACCCTTGCTACAAGAAGAATTTGCTGTAGTAAAAGACAAGGACAAGAACAGGGTTGATAAATTTAGATTGTTTTTACAGGAAAAAAAGAATTTTGAAGGTATATTAGGTAAACTTCCGCAAAGTGTAATAAACAAAAGATTTAAAACTTTAGGTAAAAAAACAGGTAGAGAAACCTTAGGTGCTGGTAAAGGAATATTTGAAAAATTAAATGTAACACAAAAAGAATTTATAGAGTATTTCTCAGGAAGAGATTTAGCTTCTAATGTAAGAAGTGATAGAAAAAAATCACTGATAATAGCGCTTGCAAATGAATTAGCTTTTGATGCTACTCTTGATGCTATTTCTGATCCTAATGTTATTAAAAAATTAGGAATACAAGGAGTTATTGTTAATAACGCATGGACTGATGACCTTCTAAAAACAATTGAACGCGGTGAGTTAGATATAGATAATTTGGAAAAAAGTAATGAAGCAGCGGGTATTAAATTTAGTAATTTCTTAGGAGAATTAAATAATCAAGGGCTAGATCTTAACTATGCTTATGATTTTGTTGAAACATTTAAAGCTGATAGAGGTAAGGCGGGGGATAAAAATATGGAATTGTATCAATCACTTTTAGATGATGAAAATATTGCTATAAAATGGAAAGCATTTGAAACAGAAGTATTAAATAATTTAACAGCCGCATCGGCTAAAATACCTGGTTTAAAAGTGGTGTCTACAGAAGTTGCTGCAAATAATAATAATTTTATTGACATGCAATTAGTAGCTAATGGTAATAAAATAGGTATTGAAGTAAAATTAAATGCTAGGGCTAGGATCGGCACTGCGGCTAGAATTTATCAAGATAAAGATGGGAATTTAGTAATTAAATCTCCCGAAGGTATTAATTTAGAGGGGCTATTAGATTCAAATAATCCTCAAATTGTTGAATTTAAAAAATTATTTCAAGAGTGGTTAGATATAGCTAGTGAAAGCGAAGATAAAAAAATACAAATGAATGAAGGCAGAAATGGCTTAACTACAATTCCATTATCACCAAAAACTAGTGCTGCGTTAAAAAAATCAGGATTACAAGCTAAAATAGGAAGAACTTATGTGGAAATTCCAATACAGATTGTTTTAGATTATTATATAAATAAAGATAAAAAAGGTTACCTTGGAGAATATATTATGCTAAATAATAAATTGTATTCTTTAGGTAACGATCCTTTAAATACTAACGCTCCTAAATTAGATTCTAATGTAACTGTAAATATTAGATTAAGAGGAGACGCAATTGAGCCTGATAGACATAAACCAGAAAATGAAAGATTAAAAACTTATAGGATTTCTGCCGAAGTAAGACTAAAAGATAAAAACGGTAAATGGAATGTAAATGATAGTAATATTGAATTAAACACGCCTAAAGATTATGTAAACACTTTTTCTAATATAAAATTTAGTAAGAATTTAGAAGATGAAATGCACGGAATGATTGGAAGGACAAAAGGTATAGATGTTGGGAAAATGTTTTCAGAACCACAAGCAAGAAGATTAGGTAAAAAAGCGGAAAGAATCAGGTTGTTTGTCCCAAATACAGCAGAGGATCTATTAGGGTTAACATATAGATTTCTTGGTAAAGGTAAACAAGGCGATAAAGATATACAATTCTTTAAAAAGAATTTGTTTACACCATTGACGGAAGCTAATATAAAATTTGAAGCAGAACAAGTTATAGCGGAAAGATATTTAAAAGAAGCGAAAGATATAATAGAGGAACAAGGAATAGATTTAACAGAAGAGGCTTTAGAGGGCTACACTAACGATCATGTTATAAGAATTTTTATGTGGAATCGTAGGGGCTTTAAAGTTCCAGGATTAGACCCTGACAATAAAGAAAATGAGCCTGGACCTGAGCAAGCTAAAATGGTAAGATATGCAAGACAAAACTATGATATTCTAGCAATAGCAGATGCAATAGAAGCGGCTTACCCTGATTCTCAATATGGTAAACCTAGTAAAAGAGGCTGGGTATCAGGAACAATTACAACTGATTTATTAGAACATACTAACGAATTCACTAGACAAAAAATTTATAAAAAGTTTTTTAATAATGTTCAAGGTATGTTTGGTAAATTTGATACGAGCACAGGTAGGTTAACGGGCCCAATTGCTAATAAAATTAGGGCTATGTATGGTAATACTTTTATGAAAGCGTTAGAAAGCTCAATGTATAGGATATACACTGGTAGAAACAGAGCTTATACTTTAGATCCTCAGGGTGGTATAATGTTAGACTGGATGAATAATGCTATTGGTAACATTATGTTTATTAACTCTAGATCTGCTGTATTACAGACTATTTCGCATATGAACTTTACAAATTGGTCAGATAACAACCCTTTAGAAATAGGGAAAAGGTGGGCTGACCATAAACAATTTACAGAAGATTTTAAAATGATTTTCTTTTCTGATTATTTAAAAGCCAGAAGAGGAGGTTTAAGGACAGATGTTCAAGAACAAGAAATTGCAGAAGCAGCTAAAAATTCTAAAAATGATATTAGGTCAATGATAGCTGTAGTTCTTAAAAAAGGTTTTATGCCTACTCAGTATGCTGATAGTTTTGCTATTGCTTTGGGTGGCGCATCATTTTATAGAAATAGATATAACACATATATTCAAAAAGGCATGTCAAAGAAAAAGGCTCAAGAAAAAGCTTTTGCTGAAATGCGTGAAATAGCCGAGGATACTCAACAGTCTGGTAGACCTGAAAAAATATCTATGGAACAAGCTGGTTTAGGTGGTAGACTTATATTAGCTTTTCAAAATACACCTATGCAGTATAATAGATTAATGAAAAGGGCTATACAAGATTTATATAATGGAAGAGGTGATTTTAAAACAAATCTTTCTAAAATAATTTATTATGGTGGTATGCAAAATGCTTTATTTTATGCACTACAACAAGGTTTATTTGCTGTAATATTTGATGAGCCAGAAACAACAGAAGAAGAAGAAAAAGAAAAAAATAGATATTATAGATGGTTAAATGGTATGTCTGATTCAATATTGAGGGGTTCTGGAATATTTGGTGCCGTAGTATCTACAGGTAAAAACACATTGTTAAAAGTTTTAGAAAGAGAAGGGTTTGATGAAAAAGCAATTGAAGAAATAGCTAATCTTTCCCCACCGCTTGGAAAGAAAACAAGACAATTGTTTGATATAAGAGATAAATTCCAATATAAACAAAATAAAGAAAAAATAAAAGAACTAGGTTTAGACACAAGAAACCCAGCTATATTAGCAGCGGCTGATGCAATATCATTTGGTATTAATTTACCAACAGATAGAGCTTTGAAAAAAATGAATAACTTAAGAACAGCAATGGAAAAAGAAACTGAAATGTGGCAAAGAATAGCTTTAGTATTAGGTTGGAGTAATTGGGAGCTAAATATAGAAGATGATACAAATTCTCCTTTTAAGGGAGGATTTAAAGGAGGATTTAAAGAACCAAAATTTAAATAATTATAATAATGGAAAGAATTAGTGAACATATATCATATAAAGAAGGTATTAAATCAAATACAGCAACAAGGTTGGATATTGATAATTCCCCTAGTGAATATCATTTAGGTAACATGAGCGGTATTGCTATACATATATTTGAACCTTTAAGAAAATGGGTGGGAGGCCCTATAAAAATAAACTCTTTTTACAGGTCAGTTGAGTTGAATAAAGCTATTGGTGGTAGTGCGAAATCGCAACACTGTGAAGGTAGAGCAATAGACATTGACGATACTTTTGGACATAAAACTAATGCTGAAATGTTTGAATATATAAGAAGTAATTTAAACTTTGATCAAATGATATGGGAATTCGGTACAAATGATAATCCAGACTGGGTGCACGTGAGTTTCGTATCTAATGAGCAAAATAGGAATAGATGTTTAAAAGCTAAAAAAGTAAATGGAAAGACAAAATATAGTGTTATATAAAACATTATTAGTTTTATTTTTTTTAACATTCACATCTTGTTATAGTATAAAATCTACTATTGTAAATAAGTTAGATAAGACTTGGCCTTTTAGTACTATAAAATACAAAGGGAACCAAAAATTAGATTCCCTTCATATTTATAAACAAAACAAAACTAGCCATCGCAACTTAAGCAATCTGGATTCATTGCCTCCGCCGCAATATCGCCTCTAAGAACACTTTCTGTTCTCATATAATATAAAGTTTTAACCCCTCTTTTCCAAGCTTCTATGTGGACTTTATTAATCCATCTAGGTTCTGCTTGTGAAGGGAACGCAAGATTTAAACTAACAGACTGATCTATATATGTCTGTCTTATCCCCGCTTGATTAACTAATTCTAGTTGATTTATTTCCTTAAACGTTTTGAAAACATTTTTAACTGGCTCACCGCTCTTTTCCTGAGTAAGCTTGCCATTATTATCGTAATAATAACCATCTAATTCTTTTATTCCTTGTATTGATCCTTTATCTTTTAGAACTCTATCCCAAATTTTTTGGTTGTTTATATTTAATTTCTTAAATACCTTTTCGAGCTCTCTATTCTTTCTTATAAATGTACCTTTAGCAGATTGCTCTGTGAATACATTAGCAGCCCAAGGTTCAACACCGGGTGATACATTACCTGATAATTTACTATTTGATACTGTTGGTGCAACTGCTCTTAAATGTGTATTTCTCATTCCTGTACCTATACACCATAATGGTTCACCATAAACATCGGCTAAATCTCTACTAGCCCTTTCGGTTTCTAATTTTAAGTTTGAAAATATTTCTCTTGTTTTAAATTGAGCTAATAACCCTTCAAAAGCAATTCCTTGTTGTTGTAATAAAGTATGCCAACCTAAAACACCTAATCCTAATGCTCTTCCTTTTTCTGCAGACCTAACAGCATTATCAAAACCTTTCATATTTTTAGCACGTTGTATGAATTCAGATAATACACCATCTAAAAACCAAGTAGCATCATATATTAAATCACTATTTTTCCATTCATCATATTTAGCTAAGTTAACAGAAGATAAACAACATACAAAAGAATGAGATTCATCTGTATGTAGCGTAATTTCAGAACATATATTAGTCATGTGAACTTTTAAACTGTTAGCTTTATAAGCTTTAGGGTTAGCTTTATTTGTGTTACCTTTAAACATTATATAAGGTTCACCAGTAGCTTTTCTTTTCTGTAATAATTTACTCCATTTTTTCCTAGCTTCTGGCTGCCCTTCTTCTAGTCTTCTCATAAACTTATCACCAACTATAGCGCATTGATGTAAATTTAATGATTGTCTGTTTACATCACCTTTAGGTTCTCTAATTTCAAGCCAATCTAAAAAGTCAGGGTGATCAATGTTTATATTAACTGATGCAGCGCCTCTTCTTACTGAGCCTTGATTTGTAGCTAGTATAGTTGAATCATATATTTTACAAAAAGGCACGACACCATCTGATGTTCCATTACCAGCTATTTGCGCACCCGCTGGCCTGATCATATTAACACCAATACCAACACCCCCG